ATATATCTAATGCAGATGATATAATCGGGTCACTATCCATAGCATCATAATCTCTAAAAAGTTCTCTACGAACTTGATGATATGCCATTGATTGTGCACCTTGACTGGTTTCATAATAAGACCTTTGTAATTTAGTGTATCTATCTCTAAGATTTACAAAGTTTGTATTATGCTGACGGTCTTCGGTATCTACAACTTTTCGTTTACCATCCTTATCAACTGTTACAATTGCATTGGTTGCGAATAATTTTTTAAGTCTACCAAAGAAACTCCTATCGTCTAATTGTTGTTCTTCTGCCATAATTTATTTTACCATTTTCTACAAGACCAATATCTTGCTTTTGTTCTAGGACCAGGATTTTCACAATTGTGTCTTGCTCTGAAAGATTTTCTTCTTTCTGGGTTTGATTTTTTAATTTTTGCTCCCTTTTCACCAAAATTCACTTTAATTACTTTTCCAGTCTTTGGATTTTTTACATATACCTTAAATTTTTTAACATCACCTTGTGTTGGTTTACCTAATTTAACTTCTCTACCCTGATATTCTGCTTCGAATACACAAGGGCAATTAGCTTCAGTTAGTTCGTTTGAGTAAGATTTAAGATATGCTATAAAATCATCCATATCTTCTTGCTCAACATCCAATTCATCATAATCATCAATTGGATTGTCTTGTGGAGTATCCCCCATAGAATATGCATTATCTACATATTCATCTTCATTTAAGATATTTGCTAATCTAATCATAGAATTTCTATTTTGACATTATATAACATAAATATCGTAATTTATCAAAACCCTACAACCATTGAGTTAAGTCCTCCATAGTATCACCAATTTGCATTTTCCAAGGGTTATCGTCCATATTACTTCCACCATATACACCAGAGTGTTGCATGTTTGATGATATACCTCCCATAGCCCTTTTAGTTAAATCAATACCTTCCTGTTTTAATCTAAGTGCAGTATCTCTAACCCATAACCCAATACAAAATGCCATTACCAAGTCATCATTATAACTTTTCATTGCTTCCGCTCTACCATTGATAAATATAAAAGTAAATAATTCATCTATCAAACGATTTGAACGAACTGTTACTGCTTTTTCTCTAAAATATTCATCTAATTTAGATACAATAAGCGGTCTAGTTTTAGAAGTGGTAGAAAATCCAGCTACCATCTGCCTTTCATCCGCTCTATATTTATTTCTCATTTGGTTTTCAACATCTACATACTTTAAATCCTTACTCATATAGAATAAGTTTTTATATTGTCTATCAATTACTTGCTGAATAGCTGCCCAACCAATGTTTGCATTCTCTATTACAAGTAGTGCATCATTATATTGTGTAGATAATTCAACTAAGAAGTTTCCAAAATCTTTTGTATCCACCTTACCTTTATATTCGGCAACCTGTGTACAAGTGTTTATTTCCATAACATGAGCTGCGGAATAATCCGAACCATCTCCTCTTGCTACGTCCGCAATAACCATATAAGAACCACCTGGCGTTGGATACTCCCATCTCCATAGGTTTCCATCAAACCCAGTTTTTTCCATTGGGTCTTGACAAAATGTTTCTTTATAAAACATTAATAATTCAGGATCGATAACAGTATCACCAGAAGATACAAAGTCACAATCACATTCCTGTGCTGCTTTCTTTGCACCTAATAGTTTTTCTTGCTCATCCCTCCAAGCTTCTCCTCTTTCAGGGTGCACGGTCCAATGTAATCTGATTGTGTTGAATGGGTTAGTACCTTCTTCCGCACTTAACCAAGTTTTATGAAACCAATTACCCACACCATTTGGAGTAGAAAGTGCTATACAACTACCACCCGTAGATAGTGTTGATTGTGCAGATGTCCAAATCTCATCAATATCACCAATGAAGGCGGCCTCATCAAATATAAGAAGTGATAATGCTTCCGAACGTCCTGCATCAGGAGATGAAGCAATAGCCTTAATTTGAGAACCATTTTGTAGTTTAAGTGAAAGTTTGTTATCTTCCAAAGAACCTCCTTTAAGCCAACTAGGAAGTAATTCATGCATTACTCTAACCTTAGTTACTAAGTTCTTTGCTACATCTTGCTTAGTTGCAATAACCAATACGTTAAAATCACTATTGAATAACATTCTCCATAATGCATATCCAGCTGATAGTGTTGAAATACCAGTTTGACGTGATTTTAGAACTATGTTAAATCGATTTCCTGCAAATTGTGTTAGGGTACTTTCCTGAAATGGGAAAAGGTGAAAAGGTATTTTACCTCTCACCGGATGCTGAATCATACAATACTTTTTCATAAAGTGAATTGGGTCTACCGCACACTTTTTGTATTCATCTGCTATAATCTCTTTTAGAGATTTCTTTTGTGTTATACCGGTACTCATGTATCTTAATCGTTAAGAGGTCTAACTAAATCGTAATTTTTATCCTTTAGTTTTTCCCACGCATCATTTCGTAATTTAGTAGCTAATTGAATTTCTTCTTCAAACTTTGTAATATCGGCAAGTATTTCTGCTTTTAATTCATTTACATCTCTTTCCATACTCCACTTTTCAATAGTACCATCTTCGTTTACAACTTCGTATGTTTGTTTAGCATCATTGTAAGCTTGCTGAAATTGTGATATAATATCTTTACCATAAGAAATCATATTACTATATATTTTATAATCTTCGTATGCTTCCCATAATCCGTCAATTTTAATTTGAGCTTCTTTTTTAACTAAACAAGCCAAACAATATCCAGTTTTAGATACTAACTTTTTATCATGTCTACTTAATTTAATTGTTTTACAATTTTCACCTTTGCATGTATTTAATGCAGCTAAGTAAGCTCTTGTTTCAGCCATTATATCTCCCAATTCCGAAACTTCTATTTTGCCACCAGAATGCTGCTCCCAAGACTTACCATTTTCATCAGTCCATCTCTCACCAACTTTTCTCTTTACTTCTTGTTTGTCAGCCCCTGCAAAAGATACAAACGCTTCTTTTTGGTATTCACCACCGGATAATACCATATCTACCAACTTTCTACGAGTTGGATGCATAAACTTTTTATTGAATTCCTTTGCCATATTACTTATAATATATTTGTATATATAAGTATATCAAAATCCAGAAAAAGATTAATTATCGAAGAAAATACCTAAAATTTGATTTAGGGGTGCGAATGCACCTGTTAGTTTGTATGTGTTACCATTATAAACAAATACAATACCTTCGTTTGGAACAATCTTATCAAATCCACCCAAGGCTTTTAAACGTTCTAACTCTAATTTTAATTTTGCAATCTTCTTAGGGTCACCACTTGCTTTTACTTGTTGTATTGTAGATTCTAAACGAGCTACCATTTGTCTTTTGGCACTATCAGGGTTTGCTGTAAGAACCGATGTCATAAAGGATAGTACATCAGCACCAACACCTAAGAATATCTCCTCAAATCTCATTAGATTTTGTTTTGATATTTTTTGTTGGTCTTGTTTATCAATCTTTTCAGCCCAATCTTTTAATTTTAAATCCTGTATTGTATTAATACGGAATGATTTATCGTTAAATGCCCATCTCTTAACCAATCCTATTTTTTGTTGAGCATCTAATTTTTTTGCACCCTTTTCTACAAAATTAGTCCACCATGCTTGGTGATAGTCAGCTACACCATCTGAATCACTTAAAGTAAATTCGTTCTGAAGTTTAGAAATCATTCCTAAATATTTTCCTTGTAATTTAGAAAGGTCTTCTGATTTAGGAAGTTTGTTTATTGGAGGTCCTTGTATTGTATATTGTGATTGAACGTGCGCATTTACCTGCTTAATCATACCACCTAATATAGATGCCGCTTGTTGATTCTCACCTACAATCACACCATCTATATCATATTCAAACGTGCCATGAAATACTAATAGTGGTTGATTATATGGAATTACGTTTACCGATGTTGGATATATTACTTCCAAATTCATAAAACATGCACCATCTTTAAATATTTTTTGTCTTTGTGGTTCGGATAATGACCCAATTGCTTTTGATAAATCTTGCATAGCGAAGTTGTATGCATCTGTCAATCCACCTCTATTTGCAAACTTTTCAGCTACTTGTCCTATTGTCATAGCACCCTCACCTTTATTTTTTAAATGAGATTTATTACGTGCCGCAACCAATCTGCCATTTACCCAACTAACCGCTAATGCCTGTCCATCGGTTTTTTCTCTTGCTAAGTCCAAATCACCATTAAGAGCTTTTATTACAATTTGTTTTAAATCACCAAAGGTAAGATTCATTTCAATATCGAATGGGTGATTCATGTGACCATAAGCCCCACCTTCCATTAATAAAGATTCGTTAATATTTTCTTTCTTTAATTTATCTATTTGTTTTCTAAGTTTATCTATCTCTGCTCTAACTTTCATTTGTGCAGGAGATTTTGGCATCATTTTAAAAGCCTTATTATATAATACTACTAATTCCTTTTCTAAATCAGTAACAGATGTACCTTCTTTAAGAAAATCAGCTGGAGATTTTAAATCATACTTTCTTATACGATTGTATTTGTCTACTACATCATTATGTGTATCTATTGGCAAACTTTGGTCTATTGCTTGTTTCTTTTCTCTTTCACTTGGAATTTCATCAAAGAAATCCCAAC